CTGAACGCTCTCGTACTTAGCCATCGTCCAGACCCTCTGAGGCCAGCAGCGTGACCAATACATTGCTCTCGTCCTCGTTCAACGCCGCGTGGATGTTGAAGATGCGAGCTTTGTAGAGCGCTCGGTAGCCCGATACCACGCGGGTATCAGTGAGACTCGCCTGATAACGCACCGTGATTTGGTGGGAGATTTCGCTGGCCATGCGCTGCGCACTTTCCAGCTCGCGCCCCGTCAATGGCTGTATGTCGGCCCAAATGGTGGCCACATTCAGCCAAGTGCGGACCAGACCGCCATAGCTGTCTTGCACATTGCTTTGTCGCTGCAAGGTAATGCGCCGGTTTAGTTGACCCGCTCGTAATGAACTCATGGGATCGCCCTCATACGAAAGCGACCTTGTAGGGGTCAAGCAAACCATCAATAAATGGAAGTGCTTCCACACGGCCGCGACTTAGAACTGCAATCTCTTCGCGATGGGCATAAAGGCTGCCGACACGCAACTTGATCCAGCTTTTGATTCCCTCTGGCACTTGTGCGGCGCTGCCGTACCCAGCATCGAAGGTGACCGATACTGCGCCAATTTGCGGCAAGCAAATCGGCCAGATCTGACCAAACACGGGAGTGATGCGCCCTGGCTCACAGGCGATGTCCACCGTGTAGGTGGCTGCGGGCATGACCTGCTGCACAGACCCCATGTCCAGGTAGTTGATCGAGACCACGGACTGCACCGGCGTCTTGAACAACAAAATGGCGTGTCCCGGCAAGCTGAAAGCTTGACCTGCAGGTACGCCCATCAGAGACGGTCCGGGAAAGCAGTCGAGCACTTGCTTCCAGCGGGCAGTGGTGAATTGCCTGCCGGTCAGGGTCTCGGCTGCTTGCCGGGCCGCAGTGATGAGCGATGCGATCAGCATGTCATCCTCGTCAAAATCCACCCGCAGATGGAGTTTGGCTTCCCACAGGGACACCGGCTCCTCTGAAGGTGGGGTGACGAGTTGCAATGGCATTTAGATCACCTGAACCACAGCAGCCTGATTGCCCACGTCTGCCGGTGCATAGCGGGGATTGACCCCAAGCAACTGGGCCGATGTGATGCTGGCGGCCACGCCAACGGTCACTGTTACGCGCACAAAACCGAAGCCGTTCACGGTGTCGAGCTCTTCAGGCTTGACATTGACGAGAACCTGTTTGTTGTCACCCGTGGCTTTGACGATCTGGGTGATCGCTTTGCCATTGATGTCTTTGGCACCCATGCCTGAACTGTCCAGCGCCTGCTGCAACTTGGCGTCGACCGTGGCCGAAGTGCCCAGCACGCCGGTTTGCACCAGCGCCAGAAATCCGAGGTGGTTGGCAACCGACACCCAGCCGGTGCTGACCGCACCTGCGGCCTGGGTGGCCGGATCGATGGTTGCAAGTACTGCGAGCATTTCGCTTGCTTTTGCGTTGGGAAACATATGTTCTCTCCTATGAGGTCTTGGGGTTTAGCGAGCGCCAAGTTGAATAAACGGCGACATCGTGGCGCTGCCCTTGGCGGGCGTGATCGCAGTGGAAATCTTCGATTGGCCATCCATGCGGAAGGTGGTTCGAAACGCCGTAAGATCGGCATCGAAATACAGGTGCATCGACGTGGCGGTCTGCATACCGCCCGCTTTGGTGATGGTCTGGTAGTACTTCAGGTCCACCAGCAAGATGTCACCCTGTGCGGAGAAGGTATTGGCGTGTTGAGACACAAACACCGGGCGACCCAGCAGCGTGCCGTAGGGAGAGACCTGAATACCGCCAACGTTCAATCCAGTGGGCAGGTAAATCGGGTAGTTACCCAGCGTCAAGGTGAACAATGCTGGCAACACATCGTTGTTGACGATCCACACCGCGTTAGCGAATGAGCCTGTCGGCAGACGCGCAATCATCTTGGCCAGATTTTGTGGAAGCAGCGTTTGCGTCAACTGCCCGGTCTCCTTGGCCACGCTGACCGTCGCGCCAGCATTGAGCGCGCCTACCGGTACGCCAGAGCCCGAGCCAAACAGGATCGATTCATTGGTTTTCCAGCGAATGGAAAGTGCAATTTTTTCGGGAAGATAGGTCGACAAGGCATTGGCATCCTCGAGCAACTCATCGGTCGTCGGCACCAGTGCCATCAACTTCTTAAGCCGCAAAGTAGAAAGTCCCAACACGGGCTTGGTGGTGACCGAAGGAGCCGCTTCGCCTTGCCAGTAAGCGCGAATGCCGTTGGTACCCCAAGGCGTGGTTTCATCCTTGGGAAACGCCATGGTGTTTCCGCTGATCTCCACGTTGTCGGTAAGCGGCAGCAATGAGTCCTCGCCCAAAGACAGCTGAAAAATCTCCTTGGAGAACTGTGGCGGAACAAAGAAGCCACCGTCCTGACCGGAGCCTTCACTGCCAAATGTGGCTGGAGCGGCAGCACCACGACCGCTGCCAATCAGCAGGCGATCGTCAATCGGGTTGCCTGGCTTTTGCGCATGACAGACGTTTTGCAAAAAGTCACCCAAGCTCTGAAAGCCATGCTTGGGATCAAGTTCGCGGTTGTCGCTCACCATCACACTGGAAAAAGCAGAACCATGACCAGCGCCCACATGGATGCCCATCTGGGCCTCTTCTGAAATCAAGGCCGATTCGCGGTCAATCGCCGCCGAAGTGGCTTCGATTCGACTTTTAAGTCCATTGAATTTGATGACATCCTCATCCGTCAGATCGCGGTTTTCTTGGGCGGCAATGTCGGTTAAGGCACGCGCCTCTTTGACAAGATCAGACTTGCGAGCTTGAAGCTCGCGCAATTGCTTACTCATTTGGGTTTCTCCAGACGTAAAAAAGCCACCTCTTGGGTGGCGGGATTGGAAAGATTGAAAAATGCGCGAAGCTAGTCACGCATCAGGGTTGCGACCTACGGGTCGCCGTTCGGACTGGAGACGCTCAACGGAGCAACTCCTGAGCAGTCCAAATTACAAAATCCCAAGCTCAGTGCGGGCTTGGGCCAAGCGGGAGGTTTTGGGTTTGGCAGGCGGGCTGGACTTGACGCTTGATGCTGCATCATTTTGCATCTTGCTCAAGACCTGATCGAAGCTGGCGATGCCGTCCACCATGTTTTGTGCCAAAGCCGCATCAGCGCCCAAGACCCTGCCTTGGCCCATGCCATCTCGGACCTGCGAGATCGATAAATTTCGACCTTTGGCGACGGCTTTAGTGAATGCCTGGAAGTAGTCATCCACGCGCGATTGCATAAAGCCCTGCGCCTCCTCGCTCAGCGGGGCGTAGGGATTTCCTTCCACTTTGAACTTCCCCGCCGAAATGAGCGTGGTTTTAACGCCTGCCTCATCCATGGCTTTGCTGTAGTCTTGGTGCGCCTGCCACACGCCAATTGAGCCGACTTCGCCACCGGCGGTGACGTAGAACTCACTGGCCTGGGAGCCGACCCAGTAAGCAGCCGAGGCGGCCAGACTGTTGGCGATGGCCACCACAGGCTTTTGTGCACGGGCACTCAAAATCACATCGCTCAATTCAGAAACGCCATAAACACTGCCTCCAGGGCTATCAATGTCGAGCAAGATCTGACTGACCGCATCATCGGCAACGGCTTGTCTGAGCATTTGGGTAACGATCTGGGTGCTGACCATGCCAGGGCCGGAGACGTCATCCACCATATTTCCACGCTGTGTGATGACACCGTAAATAGGGATGACGGCAATGCCGCCACCCGAAATGGCAGCCGAGGTCTGTCTGCGAGTGTCACGCAGTACACGGTCTGTTTGGACCTGAAACTTAGTGGCGTCGCTGGCGGGTGCGCCTTGTGACCACCGGGAAATGACAGTGGCCAGTGCACTCAAGTGCTCAGGCATCAAGGCCCATGGCGTTGCCAAAAATTTAGCGACCAGAAGTTGGTTTTTTATAAGTTGGTTTTTCATAAATTCTGTCCGAGGGAGATAAGTGATTCGGTGAGCCGTTTTTGATCTAGTGGCTGGGGTATTTGGTTTGACCAAAGCTGAACCCGGTCAAGCGGCACAGCCAAGGCTTGGGAGATCAGCAAGATGTCTTTTTCTGCCAAACGACCTGACCGGCCAATTCGGCGAGCAAGCCGCTCAGAGGTCGTTTGAACAAGAGCGTTAAGCCGACCATTGAGTCGGGCAGCACTCTCATCCTCCGCATGCTCGATCACCTCTTGCTCCGGTGGCTCTGTCGCTTCTGCTTGTGTATCGAGTTCCAAATCCTCTGCCGCGTCCTCCTCGACCATATTGAGCGGTCTCAAAGGCTGGTCCAGCCCGTCAATTGGATTCAGGTTTTCTGCAATGCGCGCCTCATTTCGCGTGAGCCATCCGTTCTGAATTCCGCTTTGGTAGTAGCTTGAGCGACTGGCGGCATCGCCGCGCATCAGGTTGGCGAAGTCAAATTCAATCTCGATGTCGTCGCCCTCAAGCAGCAACTCCGATTCGATACTGGCCTCCCAACGCTCGGCCCAGGGTGTCATGGTGTGCATGACAAACTCCAGGCTTTGCTGCTCAATGTTGGAGAACGTGGCGCGCTCCAAGTCGGCAATCATGTGTGGCGGCACGCGAAAGAGGCGTGCGATGTCAGTGATCTGAAACTTGCGCAGTTCCAGAAACTGGGCGTCTTTGTTGGTGACACCCACTTCGTGGAACTTCATGCCGTTTTCCAGCACAAGGACCTTGCCCCGGTTGGCACCAGACTGCGCTTGTTGGTACGACTCACGAAACACCTTCTTGGCTTCGGAGTCCTTGAAGGAGCCCGGAAATTCAATCCAGCCGCCGGTCGGCTTGGCGTCATTGGCAAAGAAACGAGCGCCGTAGTCCTGTGCGGCCAGCGCCATGCCGAGGTTTTCTCGTGCAAGTTCAATCGGGCTCATGCCCATCAACCCATCTGAGGAGAGGCCACGAAGATGCCAGACCTCGCCTCTGGGCAAGATCACATCCGTACCGGACCTGTCAGTAACCCGGTAGCGGTATTCACCAGAGGGCAGCAACTCGATCTTGACCCGGTCCGGATGGATCGGCAGCAACTCGATGATCTCGCCACGCGGGTTGGTGATGATCTGGTTATAGGCGTTGCCGCGCAAAGCCATGTGGCCTTGCAGCATCTCACGCCACTCGAAAGGATTTTGAAAACGGTTCGGCCGCTTAGCCATCAATCGGTAAAGCCAGTGGTCAGTGACCTTGTCCTTGCCGCCATCTGCACGGCGCTGGTAGACCACCAATGGAAGCGATGCCATGGTCTCAGCCAGGATGCGCACGCAGGCGTACACCGCAGCCAGGCGCAGAGCGCTGTCTGGCGAGACTCGCATGCCGCTGCCGGTACGGGCGGAGACAGGATCAAACCAAAATTCGCCGTACGGGCTGCGGTCACCACTTGAAGCACCGGATCCGCGAAAGCGATCAAAAAAGCTAAACAGTCCCATCAGTTCAGAGCAACATCAACTCGTAGTCGGATCCCAGCACCACCGAGTCCCCCGGTTTGATCGCGCGCGACAGCGCCATGATCAGTGCCACGA